CGATGAGGTTTTAGACCTATCAAGTTATTCAATTAATGTAGTTGATGGTAAGGTAATTACTCACGAAGCTTTTTGTTGCGATGAGTATATGGATCGTGTGAAGGAGAATAATGGATTCGGAGGTATTATAAAGAAGCCTAACGGAACTGTAAGTGGAAAGTTTTAACCAAAGAAATTATGAGTAGTATAGAAGAACAAGTTTGTTTTAAGATTTTAAAGCGTTCTGAGGTAGGTGAGAAGAAATATGGCACTACGATGGAGCGAGGTGATTTAACTAAGTTAGAATGGCTTAAACACGCTCAAGAAGAAGCAATGGGTTTAGCTGTGTACTTACAGAAGTTAATCGAGCTTGAGGAAAAGAAGCCGTTTCGATACGAGTGGAATATGACTAAGCCTACTGGTGACC